TGTCATTGTGCCTGCGAGAACTGGTGTGTGTTCAAGAGGAGCGAACACGCTTTGTACGCCTGCTCCAGCGTCAGTTGAGCTTGTTTCGTTCTGGATGAACTGGCTGGTGTAGAAGATGTCGAGGTTTGCAGTACCATCGGCTCTCTGCATCAGTGAGTTTGCATCATCACCGGGGAAACCGCCGATATTGCTAGCGCCACGGGTAGCACCCTTGTTGCTGGAATAGCGGAAGCGGAGGTAGTAAACCAAGCCGGTTGGGCCGAGCAATGGCTGTACTGATACGATTTTGTTAGCGATAAGCTGTGGATAGATACGACGGACGAGAGGAATTGAGATCCTCTTGAACTGTGCAACATCGCCAGTATCGGTTGAGACTTCGTTCATGAGTCTCTGGTTTTCGAGCAGAACTGCGGTAGCTGAGCGGACGTATCGATCCTGAATGCCTTCGAGGAGTCCGGTCTGCTTCCAACGAGTTTCTAGCTCCCTAGCCTCGTTCAAAAATCTAGAATTAGCGTTCATATTATTTCCTATTCTTCGTTATAGCTAAAAGGAGTTCACTTGGTTTGTTTCAGACCCGACAGGACCAACAGTTGGTCCATGTCAGAGTTACTAGTGTTATTGTTATTGTATTCAGCAATAACAACATTATCGCTAGCGTTATTACCTCTCCCCGTTACATTCTGTGCTTTCATGGTTCTTTCTTTCTGTTCGCTAAGAACATTGGACTTTCTTTCACGGGTTACGACTCTTCGGCTTTCCGTGATGAGGTCTTGTGCTTGTCGAACTGCTTCGTTCAGCTTTGTGTTTTCGGTGCTGATGCGAATATTTCTAGCTTCAAGGATTCTCATTTGTCCTTTTAGCTGTTCAACTTGACGAGTTGCTTCTTCTGCTTTTTCTGCATTGATTTCTGAGAAATCGTCATTGCTAAGGTAGTTGGAAGCGATATTAACAATTTTGTCGAGTGCGACTTTATGTTCTGCGATTCTTGGGTCGGAAACCAAGTCACGACGAGCTTGTTCGTATATTTCGCTACCTTTGAGTTGAAGGAACTGATCGACTTTATCGACGATATATTCTTTCATTTCTGATAGTTTGTTATCATATTCTTCGTACATATTCACTTCGATATTTTCGTTCTTTGCACGTTCAGATTTGAGCATTTGGTATGCTTCTTCGTATCCTTCTTCGAGAGCGTCTTTGTATTCTTGTCCCTGAATTTCTAGTCGTGTACGCAGATCGCCGATGATTGCGTAGGCTTCTTCGTAGCCTTGTTCTGCAATATTTTCTGCTTCGGCCAATTCAGATGTAAGTTCAGCATAAGCCTCTTCGAGTTTGCTGTTGAATTCAGTCTCAAGGCTAGCCTTGGCCTGATCAAGTAGTTCGCCAACGGCGTTAGCTACTTCATTAACTTCATTCTCCGGTAGGAGATTTTTCAATGCTTCTACGATCTTGTCCATATTAGCCTAACCTCGCTGTAATGTTTCTTGTTTTCTGATCAATGATGCCGCCTAAGCAAGCCAAAAGTGCATCTTTTCTGACATTATGTATGCGGGAGTTTTCATTTTTTACCGCATTTCTAGAAAATTCTGCATTATTGGTATTTGGGACATAACTTTCTTTCTTTCCACTCGGCACTTTCTCCTGAAAGGCTGAATGTGTGCTGGGATCTGCTACTGCGTCAAACGTAATGAGTTTGTAGCTTTCACCGATCACAAGGATTCCATTCTCGTCACTTCTTCCATTTCCAACGCCTCGACTACTGATGCCGACACGGACTCCGTCGTTGATAAGTGCTTTTAGGATTTTGCCATGAGGGGTGTTGAGAATTTCTCCTTCGCCCATTAGGTTATTTCCTTCCCACCATAATTTAGTAACGACATGAGAGCATTTTTCAAAGTGGATGATGGAGTCAGTTGGGTGATCGAGTTCTCCGACTAATCCACGGCTACTGATTATTGGTACTAGTTTCTTGACATTTTCATCAAGAACAGCATATGGGTAGATTCTTTTATTTTTGTTAACTGCTTCTGCTTCTTGGAATTTACCTTTGAATTTTGTCAGTCCCCTATCGGAGACTGACTCATTGAGGCTCAAGGTAAAACCACCGTTATTGCAGCAATCAACTAGTAAGAATTGATTTTCCATTGAAATCCTTTCATTTTATACAACTGGTTTAGGTTTGATTGATTTGAGTGACAATGGGTTTCTCAGGTTTGGCCAAGTATTACCAGATGAATTGAATCCTAGTCCATCGTCATCGACTACGCTTTTTTCTTTCATTTTTGGCATAACTGATTTAGGCAGGAAAGGATTCTGGACATTTGGCCAAGTATCTTTCCCGTAATTTCCTAAGCTGTTGTGGCCCATTTCGCTAGCGTGGCTACCGTTATAGCTTTTGCCATCGCTTACGGGTGCTGGGCTTTTCCAGTTACCGCCGTTGCTGAATGGTGTTCCGTTTTGTTTTGCATTCCATTTGGTCATTTCGTGTTCGCCAGTTGCGTTAACTTCTACATCGTGGCTCCAGCCTTTTTCTCCACCTTCTTCGCTAGATTCGAGTATATCTGCGAGGTAGTTAGCAATTGCTTCTGCTAGTTCCATATTTGGAAGTGAGGTGTTGTTGATAATTGAGTAGCATTCACGCATAAAGTCAGAAACTTCTATGGTAGTAGCTTGGTCGCCGTTATGGCTTGCGATGCGATATACTTCGTGGAGTGCGTTGTATAGATCGCCGAAAATTACCAGTTCGTTGTTGTGATTTTCGTCGATCTGGTCGAACAATTTTTGTGATACATGTGAAAATTCACGATAAGCGTCTTCGCATGTTTTGCATTCACTTGTGACATCACGATTATAGCCTGCGAGGTGAGCGATTTTCTTTACACGGTCGGTATAAGCGTTGTGTGCGGTTCGCAGGATGGCTTCTGCCATAAAGAAGCAGGTATCATCGTCGAAGTTAGTTGCTTCTGCAATTGTTAGTGCATTTTTAATCTGTTCTGCTAGTTCGCTTTCGCTGACTAGTAGTAGATCTGGCCAGTGTCCTACGATTGCTTCGAGTGTTTCTTCCATAGATCCGTTATCGCTGATATTGTTATATCTCTTAAGATCAGTCATTGCTTTGATGAATGTTTGATCTTCGCTGACATTTTTCATAGTTCCACGAAGTACTTTGAGTTCTGTGTCCATGGTTTTAAAGTCCATGGTAAGAATTTTGCCTTGTTTACGTTTTTCTGTTGTTGGAACGGCCAATGCGGTAACATTGCCATTGTCGTCGGATTTAACTGCTGATTCGCTAATGACGCTGCCGTTATTGACGTAGTTGAGATATCCGAGAACATTTTCGCACATTGCGGCCCATTCTCTCATGGTTTTTGGCTTAAGGTTTTTTGCAATGAAGGAACCTTTTTTACGTCGTCCAAGCTTCTTGCGATCTGTTGGACTCATTCTTGAGAGTGAAAGGTTGCGAGCACGGGTGCGTTTTGCGATAGTTGCAGGACTTTGTTTGCGTCCTTTGAGTGGTGATTTTGAAACTGCTTTAACAGCTTCATTTACTGACATTTCTCTTTTCACGAAAGGCATTGACATATAAGAGTCAAAAAGGCTTTCTGCTGAATTTGAGTCATTTTCGAGAAGGCTGTCAATCATTTTGCTGACTGTTTGGCGAGCGTGATTTCTTTCGCTCGATTCTTCAACAATCAGTGCTTGAATATTTTCAAGAATGACTTGATCATCGGTGACTTTATATGTTGCGTGGATGAAGTTGCCATCAGAAGACTGATAGGTGACATCTGATTCGCTGAATGTGTAAATGTCTAGGTCATCCAGACCGAGTGTTGTTGCAAGCACATCTTTTGCTTCTCTGAGTTCGTTTTCTACTGTCGTGAGAGATCTTGATTTAAGTTCTTTGAGGACATCGTAAGAAATAAGTTTTCTCTTCATGATCTGTTGACTCCCTTTATGATAAGGTTCGTAAAATTTAATTGCGATTCGATGCTTGCCAATGAGAGTATCTATACTTCAAGATTAGATTTCACACCGCATTACTTGTTTTTTGTTTCCGCTCAATATATAAGTATGCATTAACACACAAAAATGGACAAAATAATGAAAACATTTCAACAATATCTTAATTTAAAGGAATTAGCTTCATATGATCATGATCCTGTTGTTAATTCAGAAGATGGGATGGATGAAAAATCTAGTTCTGCTTTGGAAGTTGTAAAAAAGGCTTTGAAGAAGATGATGGATATTGCTCCTCAGGACATAGTTGCATTTTTGAATCAGAACAGAATGAAGCCTGAAATAAGAGATATTTTAAATGATTACAGGCTTGATTCATTTCAAAATATAGGTAGGAAGCATCATGGTGGGATGAATGAAAAGGGATTAGGGAATGAGGATGGTCGCAAGCCTAAGCATGATGAGGAATTATATCCTAATGCAGCTGACGGTTATTCAGCCACCAAGGATTAATTAAATAAAAAAAATATTTGTAATTTTTTTTAAATAATTATTTTTTTTGAAACCAATATTTATTTGCATTTGATAAAGATTTTTCATTTATTTCGTATCCTGATTTGTCGCCGATAACTGCATCGACATTGCAATATGGGCATAGGCAAGTTTTTTGGTTATCGGTATAGGATTTTATTTCACTTATAGGGTAAATTTTTTGACAATACATACAGCCTGCGTTGGTTGAATATTCAACTATATGCCTATTTTTGAAGGCTAGTGTTGGCAGTTGTGACAGTCCTACTTTTATCATCGGTCTGTCACGCTGTAGTCAATGTCTTCGATATCTGCTTCAGATTCATAATCTTGAAGTTCAAGGTCAAATTTTTTGATATCATTTTCGGTTGCATCGGGAATATTTGCTGGTTGAGCGGCTGATGCTTTATCTGCTTCTCCTGCTGTAGGTGAAGGCATTCCTTCTGGAGGTAATCCTTCGGGAGGTTGTCCTTCTGGTGGTGGTGTTCCTTCTGGTTCTGGTTGTGTGTTTGGTCCACCTTCTTTATCGCCCAATTCTTGTTCGCCGCCTTCTTCTTGGCCGGGAATTCCAACGCCGAGGAGTTGTGGGTTTTGTGCGAGGACTTGTAGTTTGAGGTCTTCGAGTTTTTGAATTTTTAGTCTGGCGAGCATTTCTTCTGCGTCATCGTTTTGATATTTAAGAATTTTAATCATTATGTCATAATCTGACATAAGTTGGCTGCTTTTTAGTGTTCCAGCGTTTCCATAGCGTGCGTTGACGACTTCTGCTCTGGACAGTTCTCTCCAATCGCTTGGGGGTGTCATTTTTATTCTTAGGTCACGATAATGTTCTTCGGGAAATCCTCTTAGTTGAAGGTGTCGTTCTGCTAGTTCGAGAAGACCGTCTTCAAAGTGGCTTTGAAGTCTTTCGATCATTCTGGCGAATTTTACATCTTGGCTACTAAGTGTTATCCTTGTTGCGCCGGGATCTTCGTTGTTGAAATAGTTTTTAGGGAAATTGAGGGCAGTTAGTAATTTGTTACGGAAATATACTGCATCATCTATTTCACCGAGATTTTCTGCTCCCGGCAATGTATCGATTCTTGTTCCGCTATTTGGACGAATAGGAAGCCAGTAATCTTCATCTTGAGCGGGTGGCATCCATCTTTCATCTACTTGGTTTGCTCCGCCATTTCCGCTGTTGTTTGCAATTTTTCTTTTACGGAATTGATCTTTAAGTCTATCCATGAATGCTTCAGCTTTGAATGGTGGAAGTTGACCTACATCGATATAGAAAACACGTCTTTCAGGCGCTCTAACTAAACGGTAAACGACCATTGCGTCTTCCATAAGTCGAAGACTATGTGCTGGAGCACGGGCGGGTTCAATTAAGCTTTGTCCATATGGATAAAATGTTTTTCTATCATCGCCGATTCTAAAGTGAATAATTTGACTTGGTGCGAATCTGATTGCAGTTGTTTGTCCTAATTCTGTATCAGTTAGTTCTGTAGGAGATCCTCTTACGATTGCTTGGTAGTCAGGTCCTTCTTTGCTTTGTTGGAACTCGATAACTCTGCTTTTGACAGTTTCTATGCGATACATTGTTTCTGGTGGCAGAGACAGGCAGCGATAAATTCCTTCTTTTGGATTTTCTGGATTAATTACAATTTCCAAAAAATGATCGCCAGAAATACAAAGATTTTTGAACCAAGTCCAGCCATGGCGATTAAGATTAAGCATTTTTCTGTTGAGCATTAAGAATTCTATTTCTTCTTTAACGTCTTGATTATCAGTTGTAATCTTGAAGATATTTCCATTTTCGTCACGTTGGCAATTGTGTAGAATAACTGAATCTGTGGCGAAGCATTTATGTTTTTCTACTGAAATATCGTATACATCTTGTTCTTGTCCGGGGCTGACGCCTACGACACGTCTTGTCTCGCCCATGGTTTCCAGTTGTATTATTGATTTGTGTGAAAATCCTTCTCTGTACATTCTATCTTCAATGGTGTGCCAATCCATTTCCAATTTTTGGGATATTTGTCTGGTAGTTAGACCGCCAGCAATCATACGGCAAGCACGATTTAGAATTTGATAATCACGGCTTGTTTTTCCTGTTTTCCAATCTTCTATGAATTGTTTTTCATTAATCCAGCCTTTATTTGTGCTTAGGATTTTGGGGTATTGACCTTGTCTTATTTTTTTGTGTCTTATGCTAGTGGATATTCTATAAAAAGGCATTAATTCATCGCCGAATTTAAGGCTTCCTGTTTCTGTCCATTGTCCGTTTTTAAGAAGAACTCTATGATCGCTTGTTGCTGTATATGTTGTGCCGTTGTCTAGGGTTATTTTAATTGTTGGTGCTGTTTTTACTTTTCTAGGGGCGAATGCCCATCCTAGTGTATAATCTTTTGTATCAAAGTCGTAGCAATAAACAAGAAATCGTTCTTCAGATTTATTTTCTGTTAATTCTTTAATTGTTATGAAGCCGAAAGGAGTGGCAATTTTGGTGTCACCTGCGACACAAGCTTCGTCTGCGTATACGGTCATTGCCATTTCAATTTCGGGAACATTCCTTAATCTTTCGTATTCTTTATATCTCATGGCACGATTTGACAGTGTTGTTGTGTCAATCATGTCATTGGTCTGGCGATAGCTGGACATTCCTCCGCTAACTTGACCATTGTTAATATCAGATCCCAATGCTTCTGGCTGGCTGATGCCAGCAGAAGTAAATTGACGAGGATCTTTACGTCGAGCCAATGGATCTGGCTCGGCGCTATAATTAAATAATTTGAAAAAGTCGGTCCATACTGGTGGCATACTAATTTACCTTACTCTTAATATGGATAGTTATCGAAGTTTGAAATATTTATTTCACGGTTAATATGAAAAAAATTGTTTTCATTTGTAGTCATCTTTGTTCTGGTTCCTCTGCATTATATGATGCCATGAACGAAAATCCTCGTATACATGGATTTAAACAAAATAGTTTAAATGCTTATGAATCACCATTTAATCTAGTAACTTTGACGAATAAAACTCATAAAATGAATAATGCTTCTGCAATTTATATGGATGAATTATTGAAAAATTATCAATTTACATCAAAAGAATCATATAGTTATTGTAATTTTATTTATATTGTTAGGAGTCCAGAATTTACTATTACTCAAATAATAAATCAATATAAATCTGATCCAGAGTATGCTGCGAGATATTACACATTTCGTTTGCGTCGTTTATGTGAAATGGCTCAAAAAACAAATAATTCAATTCTTTTGACTTATGATCAATTAGTTGAAGGTAATGGGATTGAACTGATTAATGATGTTTTAGGTTTAAAAACGCCAATTCAGTTCAATCCTAATTCATTAGAAAAATATAAGAAAAATTTTAATACTGAATTGCTGGGATCAAATCTCCGTTTGAAGATTCATGATAGCTTTGAGCGATACCTGTATTTTTTGAAAAATCAATCTCTTCATCGGCTACGGTGATAGCGACATTTGGTGCTTCGTTGATAAAATGTGATATTGCGTCTTTGGTTTTTTTGAATTCACTGGTTATTTCTGTAAGGCTTGGTTGATGTTGATGTGTTCCAAATTCCAAGACGATTGCGATACTTCCATTTCTATAAAACCAATCAATTTCTGTTCCAGCAATGGGTTTGTTGTAGAGTTCTGAGCAATGAATTTTTTTGTATCCTGTCATTTCTGCCATTTTTCCAACGATTCTGGTGTAGTCTTTTTCATGTTCTGATATTCCGTATTTGTCGCCGTATGGAATCAATAAGAGTCTACCAAAAGTATGACCTGATATGACTGCTTTTGGTCTAATTTTCCAATAAAAATCAGTCAATGAAGCAATACTTGGAGTGCTTTTATGATTAGGATTTTTGGGGCTGGGGAAATCACGATTTGGATCTACTCCATCAACATCTCTTGATTTATTATAACTATCTGGGCTAACAACTGGAATAAAATAAACATCTCTGTTGTTTACAATGTTTGTTATATCTTTATTTTTGTTGTATTGATTTATTATGTGTCCAATATAGGCCATGGTTATGCCAGAGGACCAAGTTTCGTTGCCGTGTATTGCCGATGTAATTAGAACTACTGGTTTTTTTTCTTTTATTTCTTTGTTGTTAATGCGAATATAGTAAAGATCTGTTCCCTTTTTAGTTTTTCCGTATATTCCTGTTTCAACAATTTGATTTGCTTCTTTTTCCCAATTTTTAATTTGTTCTACTGTTTGTGGATAAGTTAGAAAGCTAGGCGTAACAACACTTGTCTCAAAGGTTTGAGCCTTTGGTTCAGATTTTATTTCTTCTTTTATAATTTCTTTTGGGACTATTGGTTCAATTGTCGTTATTGATGACGTTTTTTTGATGTTATAAACAGCAAAAAAAACTAAAGACAGGAGAAAAATAAATGTTATTTTTATATAATCATTTTTCATAACACTCCTTGTTAAGAAAATTCACACCAAACTATATATTCATTATGGAACAAAGATTTACAGATTGGTTGTTAAAAAGAGAGAATTATGGAGGTAGTGCTGGAGATCCTTCTTCTGCAATGCCGGGTCCTGATGGTTTTGGCACATCTGTTCCTACTACGGCTATGAATACTTATATTAATAGTGAAAAACCACCTACCGCTAAAGATAGAATGACAAAAATTAAGAAAATGAAAAAGGATTGTGGCTGTAAAAAAGGCAAGAAATGATCTTTAATTATTCCAATAAAGATAGCCTTAACCATTTAGATTTGTATAAAACTTATGTACATGGTCCTATACAAAAAGACGAAGCGATGTTTCTTTATTCAATCGTTAAGATGATTAGGCCATCTACGATTTTAGAATTTGGTTTGCAATTTGGTTTATCTGCTTATAATTTTGCCTTAGCGAAGGACTGTGAATCTTTTTATTTTGGTTTGGATAAAAAAAAATATTGTGTGAATAATGCCAAAGAATTATGCAAGAATATAAAAAATTGTTTTTTTATAGAAAGTGATTGTTTGGATTTCAGTCCAGATTTTTTATCAAATCGTAAAGTTGATTTGTTTTTTCTAGATTGTTCTCATGATTTTGAAATAAATAAAAAATGTTTGAAAAAGATTATTCCTATTTTGTCGGATGATGGCGTTATCATTATTCATGATACTGGTTATTACACATTAAATGGTTTTGAAAAATCGCCTGAATCTTATAAAAAAATGCATAAAATATTAGGTGAAAATATAAAAAAATTTGGAAAAGTAGCAGTTATAAACGCAGAGCAAAAAACAGTAAATTGGTTTGTTGATGAATATAAAGAATTCAGCTTTATGCATTTTCACAGTGATAAAATAATGCGGAATGGAATGACATTAATGCAAAAATCAAAAAAATTAATTTAATTATTAGCTGGTTGTAGGATGTATTCTTTATCGTAAATTCCTTGTTGGTTATTTCTGTCGATTATAGGTAGTGTTGGTATTTTGGGAGCATATTTTTGTGTAATGATATCATTATCGGCATATATTACAGTTACCCAACCTTCAAATCTTTTATTGAATTCGGCCATTGTCCAAGTTCTGATTGCTAAGCTTCTGTCTGAATTGTTGAAATATTTAACAATTCCTTTCTTTTCGTCATAATGGACCATTACCATAGCATGACCGGGAACGCAAAACATACATCCACGGCGTTCTTTTACTACTGACCTTATAATTAAAGTTCTATCATTTATGTCATTTGTCATGATATATTTTATATTTCTTTCACGCATTTTGCGTGAATAACTTGCAGGTCCTGCATAGCTCTTGCATTCTGGGTCGTCGGTTAAATTGATAAGTTTTGGTTCTTCTGCATAGCGTCCAAGAGCTTCTGTTGAGGCCCAAACGCATTGAATGCCTGTTCGGTTAAAAACTCTATCACGCATAGGTATTTGAACCATAAGATCAGATAGATCTTCATCTATTTGACCTTCATATGCGACAATTGGGTTAGTATCGACTGCCAAATAAACATTTGGAAATTGTTTATTATTCGGATTTGGATAAAGATTCAAAGGAAATGGCGGCATTTGTGCAAATGCTGACATATTTGTAAAAAAAATAATCAAAAATAAAAAATTTTTCCCCATGATTCCCTTGCATATATTATGAAATATATAGATTGCTTAAAATAAAAACGGGACCTGTAATCTAGGTCCCGTTTTTATTTATTTTTTTTGAAAATTTTATTCAATAATTATCGTCTTCATCGTCTTCATCGTCTTCATCTTCGTCATCTTCATCGTCATCATCGTCCCAATCGTCGTCGTCATCATCGTCTTCATCTTCGTCATCATCATCCCATTCATCGTCGTCGTCATCGTCGTCATCTAAGTCGTCGTCGTCATCATCCAAATCATCATCATCGTCGTCGTCATCATCATCATCATCATCATCGTCGTCATCATCATCGTCGTCATCATCGTCGTCATCTTCGTCGTCATCCCAATCATCTTCTTCGTCGTCAT